TCAAGACTGCGCTTGAGTAAGCGCTGCTTGGAATGCCGTCCAGTCAAGCGGCATATTCTGAAGGCCAAAGCGGTTACCACCGCAGTGAGCCGGATGGGGTTCAACGTGCAAGATGCGCTCACCAGTCGTGGTGGCCTTGGTTTCTTTCTTAGAGAACCCTGCGTCTGTCTTGCTTGTAAAGATGCGATAGCCTGCGTAGCCAATGACATCAGCCCATTCTTGCACTAGGCCGGCGGCCTTGTCGTGCAGTTTCAGGACATGGCTGTCATAGCCCTCGGTCAGCGGGTCTTCAATGCGCTTGATCTTGTCGTGCGCAATCAAGATGATGCCCATGCCCTTGGCAGAGCGCAGGACTTCCAAGCCAGACAAAAGGTTGCGCCACTCTTCAGCTGCGGCCACATAGCCTTTACCAAAGCCTGGCTGCTCAATGTTCTTCCAGTTGTTCTGCTTGCACACATACTCTTGGATCATTGGCTCTAACCAGTCAAGCGAGTCAATAAACAAGGTCTGGAAGTCATGCTCTTGGTTGATCAGCGTGTCAATGGCCGCATAGACTTCGGGCAGACTGGACGCCAGCGGGAAGGCGTTTGCGTCTACAGCGTCAGCGCCGTCTTCGGTCAGAATGCCAATGGCGTTGGGCGCCATGGCCGCGAAGGTTGTCTTGCCAATCTTGCCTTGGCCAACCACAACAATTTTGGGTGAGCGTACACGTTTGGTTTTGGAGATGGATGAGAGATCGAATGCCATGTTAGTCTTTCAGTTCAATGGATGGTTTTGCGGGTTTGCTAGTGATGAACACGGCAGCCTTGTTGTAAGCGGCTGGGTCAATTTCGGACAGCTGGCGAAGGTAAGCCAAGTTGACTTCGGCCTTCCATCTAAATGCACGCTGGGCGTTATCAGGCAGATCGTCATAGTCGGCTGCCAAGTGATCGGTGTTGACCGTGCGGTTGAGTTTCCAAGTGATGCTGAAGTCTTCGTCATTGTGCGTGCCTTCATTGCTTTCGGGCTTGGCAAACTGTTCGGTGATCAAGCCCTCAATGCGCAGGCGCTCGGCCTTGGCTTCGTTTTCGGCCAATTTAGCCTGGCGCAGCTGTTCTACCAAATTAGAAATCGTCATTTTTAAAGTCCTCAAGTGCTGTGGTTGTGATGTGGTCTACAAGGTACTGCAAAAGCAAGTGGCCAATGTCAACGTCTGTGCCTTTAACGTAGGCGTTGACCAATTCCAGATTCTCGGATGTGCCAGGCTCATTAAGTAAGCCATAGATGTCGCGTGAACCTTCTTCTTCTGGCGTGTACTCCAAGAAGCAAACCAGATCGACACCTTCGACCTCGCATTCAAACTCGGTCAATCCTTTGGGGCAGGCGGGTGTGGTTTTCATACTGGTGCATCCTCAAAATTGTCAGGGTTGAACTTGGGTTGACGTTGGTTTTTGTGCTTGGGGTTTGGGAATGGTGGGAATGGCCAGCTCATGTTGACCACCATGCAACCAGTAGGACGGCCATGCCAACGCCGATGGCGAGGACTGTGAGTAGATCAATGATTGCTTCGCCACGGCTGTTGAGCTTGGCGTTTTTGACTTCGGGGTAGTGGTAATACTTGCTGTGTTTCATGTTGTGCTTTCGGGGGCCGAGGCCCCGTGGGTTGGATTAGGCTGCGGCTTTCTCGGCGAACAAGCGCTTGGCTTCTGTACCTTGATAGGCGTATTCGTCAGAACCATAAGCAGGATCGATTTCTTCCCAAAATGTTGGTGACAAAAACTGACCAGACTTAAGCGCAGCCTCGACACGAATAGACAAGCGCACGGCTTTGGCAGATGCTTCTTGGCGCAAATCGGGAAAATAAGAATCACCAGACTCTGGACAAACAACTTCTTGAGTGCCGTTGAAAGTAGCTGTGTGACGGAAGCGGCGGCCAGCTACGTTTTCAATAACAACGTAATACTGCTCTGCAATAAAAGGGTGACCGTCACATGAGTAACCGGCGTTATAAAGATCAGTTGCGACATGTGCTGTGTAAGATGCGTTCATTTTGTTTTTCCTTTGTGGCCTTGCGGCAGATTGGGGGCCGTAGCCCCATTTGGTTTAGATGCGTGAGCGTGAGCCAGTCAAATTGCCGTCCATAATTTTGAACAGAACTGCTTTGGCGCGGTTAAGAGTGTGGCGAGCGCCTTCAATGTCACCATGGGCCATTTGCTCTTGTGCATCTGACATCAAGCCGGCTACGATCATGTCAGCACCGCAACCGCGGTAAGTGAATGAGTCTGTGATGCTGTCAATAAACTCATCAATGTTGTTCAAACCGTACATTGCTTGAGCGCGTTCTGTTGAAGTTGTAGTGATGTTCATTTTGTTTCCTTTGGCCTTTCGGCGTGATGCCAAGAACAATTTCGTTGGCATGGGATGAATTATCTAGCATAACGCTAGATGTCGTCAAGCGTTTTGCTAGAAATAATTTAATTATTTGCATAGGTGCTTTCCCTAATACGGAATTGCTCAAGCAATCTGCTAGACTTTGCGTCCTATGAACACACAAATACCCCCAGATGAGCGCCGACAACTGGCAGAAAAAGTTGGCATAAACGAGCAATATTTGTATCAATGTCTTACCGGCAGGCGTGAGATGTCAGCATGGGAGGCCGTCAGAGTGGAGCAGCAGAGCGAAGGCAGGCTTACTCGCAAGATGGTGTGCCAGGGCAGTTGGCAGTCTATTTGGCCAGAGCTGGTGGAGGCAACGTGAATGAGTTGGCTCTTTTCGCGGGCGCTGGTGGAGGAATACTCGGAGGCCATTTGCTCGGATGGCGAACAGTCTGTGCTGTTGAGTGGGAATCCTATCCCGCAAGCGTATTGTGTGCCCGACAAAATGACGGCCTTCTCCCACCTTTCCCAATTTGGGATGACGTTCAAACCTTTGATGGAAAGCCATGGCGAGGCATTGTTGATGTCGTATCAGGAGGCTTTCCGTGCCAAGATATTTCATCCGCGGGGGGGGGGGCAGGCATTGATGGAGAACGCAGCGGTATGTGGCGAGAAATGGCACGGATCATTAGGGAAATACAACCAAGATACGTCTTCGTGGAAAACTCACCAATGCTCACTTCTAGGGGACTTGGACGAGTTCTCGGAGACTTGGCCTCGATGGGGTTTGATGCGAAATGGGGAGTTCTGGGAGGTCAAGAATTTGGCGCATCACATTCAAGGGACAGAATTTGGATTGTCGCATCCAACCCCGTTAAAAACGGATCATTTCAAGTTCCTAAGATTTCGCAAGGAATCAGTATTAAAAAGCACGTTTGGGATGCACAGGAATTCAATCGCATATTGGATGACTGTCAACCATGGGAAGATTCCAAGCGCGGAATGGATTTATTGGGTAATGGGGTGGCCGAATGGGTGGGCCAATCTGAATGCCTTGGAAATGGGCAAATTCCAATCGTGGCGGCAACGGCATGGCGAATCCTTAGTGGTGACACAAAAGAAAGAATTTAATGACTAACCTAACAACAATATTCCCCAATGGCTTCGCGGCTGCCACAGAGAGCCAAGACCTGATCAACCCAGAGGAATCGTTTCGCAGGCATTGCGAGACGGCAGGCTTGCTGATCAAAGATCAGATCATTGCTGACGGTGAGATACACCGTGTGGCGCATGTGTCGAGCAAGAAGGGTGCGCTTGATGGCTGGTATATCTTGCACACCAGTGGCAAAGTGCCAGTTGGCATTGCAGGGTGCTGGAAAGAGCCAGTGTTTGAGAGCAAATGGATTGCAGATACTGGCAGAGCCATGTCATTCACTGAGCGCTTTGAGCATGACAAGTGGGTGGCAGAGGTCAAGGCCAAGAAGGATGCTGACAGGCTGGCTTCGCAGGCGGTGGCCGCAGAGCGTGCAGAAGATGAGGTTGGAACGTATGCGGATGCAAGCAATGACCATCCCTACCTTGTGAGGAAGCACGTTGGAGCCAACGGGATTAAGATTGATCGTGCAGGCAGACTGGTTGTGCCGGTGATCAATCAGGCAGGCGAGATTCTGTCGTACCAAACCATTGATGCAGATGGCAACAAACGGTTCTTAAAGGGTGGCAAGATCGAAGGCGGGTTTTACGAACTGCGTGGTAACCGCAAGATTGTGTTCATTGGTGAGGGCTTTGCCACATGCGCATCGATCCATGAAGCGACTGGCTACACCGTGTTGGTGGCGTTTGACTGCGGCAATCTAGCCAAGGTGGCCAAGAGCGCCAAGGAAATGTTCCCAGGCTCAAAGATCGTGATCGGCGCAGACAATGACCAGTTCACCGAGGGCAACCCTGGCGTGACCAAAGGGAGAGCAGCTGCGGCACTTGTGTTTGGTGAGATTGTCTACCCATCGTTTTCTGATTCAGACATGGTGGACAACAAGCCAACGGACTTCAATGACCTTCACTGCCTGCAAGGCTTAGATGCCGTCAAAGAGCAGATCGAGCGCGTGGCAGGGCCAATGAAGGACAAACTGGCGTTTGAGTTTAGTCGTGCAGACAGCCTGCAACTGACCCAGATCAAGTGGATCGTGGATGACTACATTGAGGCAGACTCGCTGGCGCAAGTGTTCGGTGACCCAGGCGGTGGTAAGTCCTTCGTCAGCATCGACATTGCCTGCTGCGTGGCCACAGGCCGTGCCTGGCATGGCCATGAGGTTAAGCAAGGCTCGGTGTTTTACATTGCCGGCGAAGGGCACAATGGCTTGGCGCGGCGGTTCAAGGCATGGCAGATTGGCAATGGTCAAACCTTGGACGGTGCGCCGTTGTACAAGAGCCATCGTGCGGCTCAGTTGTATGACGCGACTGAAGCTGCGGTGGTGGCCGAATCAATCAAAGAGCTGTCAGCGCAGGCCGGCACAGTTCCATCCTTGATCATCATTGATACTTTGGCCAGAAACCATGGTGGTGACGAGAACAGCACCCAAGACATGAATGCGTTCATTCAGCACCTTGACACCTACTTGCGCCAACCATGGAACTGCTGCGTTCTGGTGGTGCATCACTCTGGCGTGGCTGACAAGGATCGGTCTAGGGGTAGCACAGCCCTGAAGGGCGCCTTAGATGCGGAATACCGATGCCAGCTGGATAGCGGGACAAAGACCATAGCGTTCGAGTCCAAGAAGATGAAGGACGCAGAAATGCCTGCGCCAAAGAACTTTCAGATCACCCAAGTGGACTTGCCAATCCAAGACAAGCACGGTCTGGCGGTCAAGGGTGCGTACCTGACGGCGGTGGACATTTCGGGCCTTACCAGTTCAATCCAGAAGAAAACCTACCTTGCAGGCAACCAAAGGAAAACCTTGGACTGCTTGGTGGCCATCCAAATGAGCCATGAAAAGAACGGCATCTTGGACTTGGTGACCTACGATGAGTGGCGCGAATCGGCCAAAGAGCATGGCATCAAGTCCAATCGGTTTAGGGAAGTTGTTGATAGCTTGGTCAAAAAATTGTTGGTTTTGGAGGACTCCAGAGGTTACAGAACCAGACCGAATGTGGATGCTATTGTCGAACCGAAACTTACCGAATCGGTAACCGAATCGGTTAATTCGGATGAACCGAAACTATGAACCGAATTAACCGAAACTTACCGAAACTTACCGAAACTGCTGGTCCAAACAGTCGGTTTTTCGAACCGAAACTTACCGAAAGGGTATACATACCCATTCGGTTTCGGTTCGTAAACTGTTTCGGCTCGGTTCGGTTCGGTTTTGGGGAAATCAAGGGCGTTAGGGATTGGCATGATTGAAGTAGAAATGAACATGAAAATTGTGTCAGTGGCCAACATGAGGTTGCATTGGGCGGCCAAAGCAAGGCTGACTAAAACCCAGCGGCAAAAGACAAGGATGGCCTTGGCAGCTGTCGCACAGTCCTACGGAGTTGAGATACTGCCAGTCACCGTGGTGTTGACCAGAGTGGCTCCAAGGAAGCTCGACGGCGACAACTTGCAGTCTGGGTTCAAAGCGGTCAGGGACGGGGTGGCTGACTGGCTTGGCATCGATGACGGCAGCAACATGATCGAATGGCAGTACAACCAACGGTCTGGTGGGCCGAAGGTGTACAAGGTTGAGATCGAAGTGATAACATGATGGCGTGCGCTACATGCAGTTGCCGCACTTTTCGTGAAGGCTGTTAAGCCAGCGCTCGAGGATGGTGACTCACAGCTTTTTCTGGTTTTCCGTTGTGATTTATTGAAGCCCAAATCGAAGCCTTTACATTTTTTTAGGAGTTTACAAGTGACTGATAACTTGGCGTCAGAAATGACAGTGCAGAAACATCCTGGTGGCCGGCCTGTCGTGTTTGGAATTGATAATCCATGCTGGAGAATCATCTGTGAGCAGATGTCGATTGGCAAAAGCCTAAGTACGGCAATTAAGGCAGAAGGAATGCCTTCGTACCATGCAGTCATGCTTATGGTTAAAAACAACCCTGAGTTCCGCACAATGTACGAGAAGGCCATTGAGAACCGCGCAGATCGCTTGGCCGAGGAAATCCTTGAACTGGCTGACGAACAGATGCCAGAAGGCTTAGAAGGCCCTATGGCGAGCGCTTGGGTACAACAGAAGCGGATGCAAGTCGATGCGCGTAAGTGGGTGGCTTCAAAGCTCAAGCCCAAGGTCTACGGTGATCGCATTGATGTGGCAGTTACAGACAACCGAATTAGCGTCATGGATGCCTTGAAAGAGGCCAAACAGCGCGTGTTGAAGGACGATAGCAATGTTGTGGATGCAGAGGTTAAAGAGGCGTAATGTAAAAGGTTATGCGCTTTTTGCATAGATTTTTGCGAACTACGCGCACGCGCCGACACGTTGCGCAGACGCAACGAAAAGAAAGCCAAACAACAAGAAAAGCATCGTCTACTTTATACAATGACCATTATGTTAAGTTGACCCTAAGTTATCCACAGAAAAAATACTACTCAGGCATTACAGTTTGAGTTATCCACAGGCAAATGTGGACAACGGTGGAAAACGCCCTGTGGACAAGCGCCCATGGCCCCCGCCCGATGGCCGCGGGGAGGGGGTAGGGCCGGCGGGAAAGGGCCACAGGAACGGTAGCCCCGCGAACATTTTTTATTTTTATTTTTTAAAAAAATGATTTAACATTCGCCCATGCCGATCTACACCAACGCCCTAGCCCAGCGCCCAGCGAACATGTTGGCGTACCAAGACACTTTGAGCGCAACCCCGCGCAACGAGTATTTGGGCGCGTTGGCTGACTTGATTGCGCAGAGTTACTCGCCCGAGCGCACGCAGCAGATGCAGGGCACAGCGCGGTTTTTATCGATGCCTGCCATCAGCCAAACATTAGATCGCCTATCCTACGGCGAACCCCTGACAACTGGCGCCGGAGGACTCGGGGGCACAACACGAGTCCGGCCAGAGGCGTTAGAAGCTGCCATGGCTGTGGCGCCAGCAGCGCAACCGGTGACTATGGCCACACTGCAATCGGCAAGGGCTGCAAGGCAGGCGGCAATGAAAGCTGGCATGGCCGGTGAGCGCTACGCTGAGAGGGTTGTGCCAGGCATCATGGAGCGTGGTGGGTTGCCAGCTGAGATATTGCAGGGTATGGCGCAGGGTACGCAAAGCCAGATTTTTGTTGGCCCTACTTCTAAGACATGGAATCAGGTTGCTGCAAATAAAGCGTTAGAGATGGAAAAGGCTGGCGCAAAACCTGAAGAAATCTGGGCAGCCACTGGCACGTTCAGGGGGCCAGAAGGCAAATTGAGGCAAGAGATTAGTGACGCTAATTCAATGCCTGGCCACAAACTTTATTCTTGGGGTGAAGCAACAGATTTACAAAGAGGAAATTCAACCGTAGTTCGCAGGCAAAAGGCTTTGTTGCATCCAGAACTATCGGCAGCATATCCCGACACCAAAAATATTGGTGTCTTTTTAAAGCCTGGCCGAAAAGGCGGATATTACGAAACCGAAAGGGACAATATTGGTGTCCCTATTAGTGAAAATGGGGCTGTAAATAGATCAACAATGTTGCATGAACTTCAACACGCTGTTCAACAAAGAGAAGGTTTTGCAGGGGGTGGTGATCCACAAACAATGATTTTGACGCTTGAAGAAATTGCAAAACAAAAAAGAGAGCAAGCACAAGAGATGTTTAGGATGTCTAGCGCTAATGACCCGCTTGACCCAACAAAGATTGTCAAGCCTAGCGCTCGACAAAAAGGCTTGCAGCTTGAAAAAGAAGCGCGTGAATTAGACGAAAAAGCGTTACTTGCTTATCACAGCGAACAAGCAAAATTTGATTTGTATCAGCGTCTTGCCGGAGAAGCCGAAGCCAGAGCAGTGCAAACTCGCATGAACATGACACCTCAAGAGCGCATAGCCACTTTCCCCTATCAAAGCTACGATGTGCCGCTTAATCAGTTGATCGTCAGAACCCGTTAATGCAAACCACGATCTACAAGCCCGAAGACGAACAAGAGTTGATGGCAACGCTATGGACGCCTGCAATTGCCGATGACCCAGAAGCCTTTGTGCTGTTTGCCTTCCCTTGGGGTCAAGAGAACACGCCACTGGCGAACTTCAAGGGGCCGCGCAAGTGGCAACGCGAAGTCCTGCGGGAGATAGCCCAGCACATCAAAGACAACCAGGGCAAGATAGATTTCAACACCCTGCGCAGTGCAGTCAGTTCTGGCCGCGGTATCGGCAAATCAGCCCTCGTCAGTTGGCTAACTATCTGGATGCTCAGTACCCGCATAGGCTCAACAACAATCATTTCGGCCAACTCAGAAGCCCAGCTGCGTGCGGTCACATGGGCCGAGATTACGAAGTGGTTGGCCATGAGCATTAACAGCCACTGGTTTGAGGTGGCAGCCACCAAGATCACCCCTGCGGCATGGCTGACTGAACTGGTTGAGAAAGACCTCAAAAAAGGCACACGGTATTGGGCTGTTGAGGGCCGCCTTTGGAGCGCAGAGAACCCAGATGCCTATGCTGGTGTCCACAACTTTGATGGTGTGATGGTTATCTTTGACGAGGCCAGCGGTATCGATGACTCGATCTGGGCTGTGACGGCTGGATTTTTTACCGAGAACACACCGAACCGCCTTTGGCTGGCTTTTTCTAATCCACGGCGAAATACTGGTTACTTTTATGAGTGCTTTAACTCTAAGCGCGACTTTTGGAATAACAAGGTGGTGGATGCCAGAACCGTGGAAGGCACTGACAAGGCGGTATACCAGAACATCATTGACGAATACGGCCCCGACTCAAGCCAGGCACACGTTGAGGTCTATGGCATGTTTCCCTCTGAGGGTGATGACCAGTTTATTCCGGCTGACATTGTGGATGAGGCCATGAGCAGGCCCAAATACAAGGATCAGACGGCGCCAATCATCATTGGTGTTGACCCTGCACGCTTTGGCGCTGACGCAACGGTGATTGCAGTGCGCCAAGGCCGCGACATTGTGAGGATTGACCGCCACAGGGGTGATGACACCATGACGGTTGTTGGCCATATCATCGAGGCCATTGAGGAATTTAGCCCAGCCCTAGTGGTCATTGACGAAGGTGGGCTTGGCGCTGGCATTGTTGACCGCCTTAAAGAGCAAAGATACAAGATCAAGGGTGTGAACTTTGGCAATAAGTCGGCAAACCCCATCATGTATGGCAATAAACGCGCTGAAATGTGGGGGAAGATGAAGGAATGGCTGCGCTCTGCCAGCATTCCCAAAGATAGGTTCTTGAAAACTGATTTGGTTTCGCCTATGATCAAGCCAGATTCGAGGGGCACTATATTTTTGGAGTCAAAGAAGGACATGAAGGCCAGAGGTTTGGCCAGTCCTGACGCAGCTGATGCAATATGCGTGACGTTTGCGTTTCCCGTGGCTCATAGGGAATATACTGCGAAGGAAAGAACCCGCACATACAATGACCGCGGTGCAGTTGCAACTTCATGGATGGGAAGTTAGATGGCTACAAAAAAGAATGTCTCTTTATCCGTTGGACGTGGCGAAAAGTTGCCGGTATCCAAGGGTGCTGGCTTGACCGAGAAGGGCCGCGCTAAGTACAATCGAGAAACTGGCAGCAATTTAAAAGCGCCAGCGCCCAATCCTAAGACCAAGGCAGATGAGGGGCGCAAGGCTTCATTTTGTGCAAGAATGGGTGCAGTAGCAGCCAACGCCAAAGACGGCGAACGCGCTAAAGCAGCTCTTAAACGATGGAAGTGTTAAATCATGGCCACTAAACCACCTGGCTTGTATGCCAACATTCATGCAAAACAGGCTCGCATAGCCGCTGGTTCTAAAGAGAAGATGCGCCAGCCAGGCGCCAAGGGTGCGCCTACTGCCAAGGCTTTTAAAGAATCTGCCAAGACGGCCAAGAAAGGTAAATGATGCCACTGGTTAAATCAAAATCACCCGAAGCCTTTCGCAAAAACGTGAAAGCTGAAATGGCTGCCGGCAAACCCGTCAAGCAAGCCGTGGCCATCGCTTACTCTGTTAAGCGCGAAGCACAAAAACCAATGGCAAAGAAGAAATAATGGCTGATCCAACAGGAATGGTCGCAGCCGCTAATGTGGCTGCTGGCGGCAAACCACTAAAGTCTGATTCAGACATATTGACAGTCGCCCGCGCACGGCTGGACATGGCCGTCTCTGCACTGGCTGAAAGCCGTGAGGATGAAATTGACGATCTGCGCTTTTACGCTGGCTCGCCTGACAACCACTGGCAGTGGCCTGCTGACGTTTTGGCCACCCGCGGCGCGGTGCAAGGTCAGACGATCAACGCACGCCCAACGCTGACAATCAACAAACTGCCGCAGCACGTTCGTCAAGTGACAAACGACATGCGTCAAAATCGCCCAGGCGCGAAGGTCATCCCAGTCGATGACAACGCTGATGTGGAAGTGGCTGAGATTTTTAACGGCATGATTCGCCACATTGAGTACATCTCTGACGCTGACGTGGCCTATGACACGGCCTGCGAGAATCAGGTGTCCTACGGCGAAGGCTACATCACCCTGATGACCGAGTACTGTGACGAGAACACATTCGATCAGGACATCAAAATTGGCCGTATTCGCAACAGCTTCTCGGTGTACATGGATCCATTGATCCAAGACCCAACGGGTGCGGATGCCAAGTATTGCTTTATCACCGAAGACCTGACAAAAGCAGAATATGAGCGCCAGTACCCAGATGCTGCGCCTATCTCTACGCTCCAGTCTCTTGGTGTAGGCGATCAGTCGATCAGCAACTGGCTCAATGAAGACACAGTGCGTATTGCCAGTTACTACTACATTGACTACGACAAAACCAAGCTGAACTTGTACCCTGGCAACCAGTCTGCCTTTGAAGGCACGCCAGAGGACAAGATGCTCAAGGAAATGTTTGGCAAGCCTGTCAAATCACGCATGTCTGAGCGCCCACGGGTGATGTATTGCAAGATCAACGGCTATGAAATCCTTGAACAAAAAGAGTGGGCTGGCAAATGGATTCCTGTGATCCGTGTAATTGGCAACGAGTTTGAGGTTGATGGCCGTATCTACATTTCTGGCTTAGTGCGAAACGCCAAAGATGCACAGCGCATGTACAACTATTGGGTGTCTCAGGAAGCTGAAATGCTAGCCTTGGCTCCCAAGGCTCCGTTTATTGGCTATGGTGGCCAGTTCGAGGGCTATGAGGACAAGTGGAAGACAGCCAACACAAACAACTGGCCATACCTTGAGGTCAATCCAGACGTTACAGACGGCCAAGGCGCCGTCTTGCCACTACCCCAGCGGGCGCAACCCCCAATGGCCTCCACGGGGCTATTGCAGGCCAAAGCAGGCGCATCTGAGGACATTAAGTCCACAACCGGCCAATATAACGCTTCTCTTGGCATGGGTTCCAACGAGCGCTCTGGCAGGGCCATTTTGGCTCGCCAGCGCGAGGGTGATGTAGGTACTTTCCACTATGGTGACAACCTAACCCGCGCTGTTAGACACGTTGCTCGTCAGTTGGTGGACTTGATTCCCAAGATTTACGACACTCAGCGCATTGCTCGCATCATCGGTGAAGATGGCGAGACTAAGATGGTCAAGATCAATCCTGATCAGCCCCAGCCAGTCAACAAGATTGTCAATGAGCAAGGCATTGTGATTGAGAAGATTTACAACCCTGGCGTGGGCAAATACGATGTGGTGGCCACAACTGGCCCAGGCTACGCAACTAAGCGCCAAGCGGCATTAGAAGCGATGGCGCAGCTGTTGCAAGGCAACCCACAACTGTGGTCTGTGGCTGGCGACTTGTTTGTCAAGAACATGGATTGGCCTGGCGCACAAGAAATGGCCAAGCGGTTTCAAAAGACCATTGATCCCAAGTTCTTGTCTGACGATGAGAACGATCCAGCATTGCAGGCGGCGCAGCAACAGATTCAGGCCATGGGCGCTGAGATGGAGCAGATGCACCAGATGATCACCAATGTCGGCAAATCAATTGAGATGCAAGACTTGGAGCGCAAGGAATTTGAGACTCAGATCAAGGCATACGATGCCGAAACCAAGCGAATTGCTGCGGTTCAGGCCGGTATGACTGAAGAGCAGATTCAAGACATTGCCATGGGCGTGGTTGCTGCGGCCATGGAGTCGCAGAACACAATGAACCAGATGCCTGAGATGCGTGAGGAATCTATGCCTATGGAGATGATGCCTCCACCTGAACAACAGATGATGCCACCACAAGGAATGCCACAATGAAAGCCGCTGATTTTGTAGGAATACTGTTTTTAGCCCGTGATGTCACGCACAGTGTTCACTTGAACACGCGCAGCTACAGCAAGCATGTGGCGCTTAACATCTTTTATGACCGCATCATTGGTGCGGCTGACGACTTTGCTGAAGCCTATCAAGGCCGGTATGGATTGATTGGCCCTATTACCTTGCATTCGGCCAAGAAAACGGCCAATGTGATCGAGTTTTTGCAAGATTCGCTTGCTGAAATTGAAGCCGCAAGATACGATGTGTGTGATAAAACCGATACATCGCTCCAACAATTGATAGATAATATCGTTGAGATTTATCTGCGCACGCTGTACAAGCTCAAATTCTTGGCATAAGGAAACATGATGGAACTACTTAACCCGATGAGCAAAGCGGATTTTCCCGCTTACACCGCAACTGCTGGCGCAAGTGCAGGCAACACAACTGCATGGAACGCTGGCCCTCAAGGCGTTTTGGTTTGGTGCGAAGTGCCTTGCTACGTTGAAGTCGGTGTGGGTGCTGTTGCTACCAGCGCCAGCACACCAATCCCTGCTTACACGCCAATTCCTTTTGTTCTGACACTCAGTTCAACCGGCGCGCCTTGGCGTGTCAGCGTGCTGCGAATTGGCAGCAGCGACGGCACTGCGTACTGCAAACCAATTAATAAGCAATGAGCTTTGGTGTCGCCCTTCGCAATTCGGTGGCCATTGGCCTAGCCGGTATTGCCACGCTGTTTTCAGGCACGCTAGACAGTGGTGCATCGGTCGGCAACCTTCTCACCGAATCTGGCGACAACCTCGTCCAAGAGGACGGTGGGCAAATTCTTTTGGAGTGACCTAAATGGCCGTATTTTTATCCCCAGTGGGCGGTGTTGCGGCCCAGTTTTTTACAAATACCGGTTCTGTTTTAACTGGTGGTAAGTTGTACACCTATGCAGCTGGTACAACCACACCGCAAGCTACCTACACCACTAGCTCAGGAAATGTTGCTCGTACAAACCCAATTATTTTAGATGCTGCTGGCCGAGTACCTGACGGCGGTGAAATATGGATTTTGCCAGTTTCATACAAATTTGTATTAAAAGATTCAAATGATGTATTGATTGCAACATACGACAATATTTTTGGCTCTGGTGCTTTTGCTGTAACAAATTACACAGGAAATGGTTCAACTGTTGCATATGCAGTTACAGGGAATGTAGTTGCTATTTACATAAATGGCGTATATCAAAACAGAAATACATATTCTATTACTGGCGGTACATTGACATTTACTGAAGCACCACCTTTTACTTCTTCAATTGAAATTTTGTATAACTGATAGGAAAATATCATGGCAGATAAAAAGATTTCGGCACTAACGGCATCAACCACTCCCTTAGCAGGGTCTGAAGTATTACCAATTGTTCAAAGTGGCGCAACAGTTAAAGTTGCGGTATCTGATTTGACTGCTGGTAGGGCTGTTGCAACAGCCGCATTAAGCGCAACAGGCATTGTTTTAACAACAGATGCAACAGATGCGTCTAGCACTACTGCGGCTTCTATGAAAACTGCGGGTGGTTTGGGTGTGGTTAAGAAAATTTATGTTGGCGATAACATTGTGCAAGCCACAGCCGCCAAGGGCATGAATTTCACAGCCAACACCCCGCAAGCGGGTATGGTAAGCCAGTTGCTTAATTGGTATGAAGAGGGGAATTGGACTCCTACAGATGGTTCCGGCGCTGGGTTAACTCTAGCTGTATCGTATGCTTACTATGTGCGTGTTGGAAAGCAATGTACGATAAATATGTTCATCACATACCCAGCGACAGCAAACGCAGCACAAGCCACGATTGGAGGCTTGCCGTTTACCATAGCTTCAAGCAATTACCCACCAGCCACTTTTGCAAGCAACTCTGGAACCGCATTAAGCGGCTTTGGTAATGCTACTGCAAAAACAATTTCAATAGGAACAGCCGCAAGTTATGCTGTTCCTGTAACTAACGCAACACTGAGCGGCGCAAATCTAGTCATTTCTTTGACTTATGTTGTTGC